GACTGTTGCAGCAAACCAGGCTAAGAACCCAGACTTTACAACTGTATGGATCGCTGCAGAACCTTTTGATGTTGGCTATGCACAAATGTGCGGCATTGACACAGATCGTGTCTTTGTAGTTTCTACTAATATCATGGAGGAAGCATATGAAGCTGCGATTCAGTTCTGTGAATCTAAGGCTGTCGATCTTATTATTATTGATTCTCTTCCTGCTCTAGTTCCTACAGCAGAAGATGATAAGAACATGGACGAAATGACCGTAGGTCGTGGAGCCCTTCTTACTAATAAGTTTTTCCGCAAGGTAGCCAAGGCTACTAAGCGTTCTCTAGTTGAGAACGAACGCGGGATTACTTGCCTATTGATTAACCAGTTCCGTATGAAGATTGGCGTAATGCATGGCGATCCTCGTACTACACCAGGTGGTTTAGGCAAGGACTATGCTATGGCTATTCGCGTAGAAGTAAAGCGCGATGAGTGGCTAGAAGTAGGTGTCGGAGAAGGCAAACGCCGTTGTGGCCAGACTATCCGGGTACGTACTATTAAGAACAAAACATTCCCACCGCAGCAGACTGCATATCTAGATTTCTGGTTTGCTGATGGAGGACCGTTAGAAGCCGGATCATATGACTCTGCTAAAGAGATCATCTCTCTATCTATTCTTAATGGAATTGTAGATCGTCGTGGTGGCTGGCTATACTATGGGGATAGAAAGTGGCAAGGTGCCGCTAACATGTTGGAGTCAATCCGTGAGGAACTTGATCTCAAAGATGCATTAACTAAGGAAGTCATGGATACTCTCCGTACTTCACCGCTTATTAAAATAGATGAGGAAGAAAATGGTAATTAGTCGATTAACAGGCCTACAGGCCTACAATAATCTAAAGAAACTTATGGTAAACCATAAGAGCGGTGTGCAGGGTTACTGCCATCGCACCTGTCAGAATGCTTGGGGCTTGCCGGCCAAGTATGCATCAGCACTAGATGCTTGGAATCACATTCCTTCAAAGGCAAAGCACACAGATCCTACAAAAGCTCCTATTGGTGCCCCACACTTCTGGGAAGGCGGAGTCTATGGTCACGTAGCGCTTCAGTCAGATAAGAAGGGCGTAGCTATCGGTACTGATGCACCTGCAGCAAACTATGTTGGAGAAGTACCTTTGGTATGGTTCTCAAAGCACTGGGGCAAGAAGTACCTTGGCTGGGCTTCCGTCTACAATGACGAGGCGCTACAGCTTAAGGACATGCCTAAGTAATGAAATCAGAAGGTCAAAAGCAGTCTCTAAAGCACGAAAAGCGTTTAGAGAAAGCCCTCGGAGGCCAGCGCTCTGCTGGCTCCGGGGCCTTCTGGTCTCGTAAGGGTGATGTAAGGACTAATGATTTCTTGATCGAACATAAGTGGACAGGTAAGAAGTCCTTCACTCTAAAATCAGATGTATTAGAAAAGATAGTTATGGAAGCTATCTTGGATAGTCGCATTGCCGCATTGGGGATAAGTTTAAACGGCAAAAATTACGTGCTCTTGGAGGAACACGATTTTATCGAACTCCGAGACTTTAGAAATGAGCACGAATGTACGACGACAACGTCCCTTGGGCCTGGCGATACGACGCTAAGTGTCGAGGAATAGACACCGAGATCTTTTTCCCTCCTAGGGATAAAGAGCTATACACACCCATAGCAGAAAAAGCTAAAGCTATATGCCTTGGCTACGATGGAGAACCGGTCTGCCCTGTTCGTAAAGAGTGCTTAAAAGAAGCAATCAACAACGACGAACAGCATGGTATCTTTGGCGGTTTGTCACATCGTGAACGAAATGCTATGGTTAGAAAATATAAAGCCGCTGGTAAAACTTTGGATGAATGGTTGGAGTAAAAATGTCGCCTAAACCGCAGACGATTGCAAGTAAAGAACTAAAGGCATATCTAAATGCTAGTAAACGCGTTACACGTCTGACGGGGCCACTAGAGCGTTACATACTCACCCGTGAACCCGAGTTTCGGGATCAATCTTATCTACACCCAAGTGACTTAATTAAATCTGAATGGTGTGCACTACATGCATACCACCAGCTGATAGGTAACTACGTTGCCACCCAAGAGAAACCAACACTACGCCTACAGTCAATTTTTGACGAGGGACATGCTATACACCACAAGTGGCAATCATGGATCTCTAAGATGGGTAATATGTACGGCCTTTGGGAATGCGTATATTGCAATGAATCTTTCTATGGTACTTCTCCTGATGGTTGCCAGTTCTGTAATGAAAGCGGCCTAATCTACAAGGAAATACCTTTATCGTCTGAAAAGCATATGATCCGTGGCCATTCCGATGGCTGGGTAAAGGGCTTGGGAGATGATTTCCTCATTGAGATTAAATCAATGGGGGCAGGCACAATTCGGATAGAAGCCCCAGGGCTACTAGCTGGTGCCGATGGTGACCTGGAAGCCGCTTGGAGGGCTATCAAACAGCCTTTCAGGTCACATATGCTTCAAGGCCAGGTATATCTACACCTGTGCCACTTAATGGTAGAAGAAGGACTTGCAGAGTCCGCACCAGAGTCGATAGTATTCCTATACGAACTCAAAGCTAATCAGGACTACAAGGAGTTTGAGGTCCAATACGACCCTGAATATGTAGCCGATGTTTTTGAGAACGCTCTGGATGTAAAGTGGGCAGTTGACAACAAGCGCCCACCTGCATGTAATATAGACCCAGTCAACGGTTGCAAGCGTTGCGCTACATTCCGGGAGGAAACATATGATTAAGAAACACCCATACCGTGCTGCAGTAAAGCACATTCGTGAACTACACCATGCAGAAAAGCGCAGTGCACATGTTCCAATTACTTGTGCAGTTTGCCAAATTCCATATCCATGTAAGACTATTCAACTAATCGACGACGATTTATACGAGGATGGTAATAATGAGTAACAGTTCCCATGCATTAAACTCGCTTAGCACCAAGGGATTTAAGATTCCATCTAAGCCAACATATGAAATACCAGACCTACCTAGGGACATCACAGAACTTGATGATGATGATCTTATGGAGCTTTTTGTTACTCTAACTAGTTGGACAGACTACGTCTCTCCACAAGTTGCTGTAGCAGCAATTGACGAACGTGAGTGTGATCGTCTAGTATCTGTACTAGAGGCAACAGCCATGATTAATAACTGGAAAGGTGGTAGTGGTGATCGCGTTACTATTGCTAAAGCACATATTCTCCTCGACCCACGGGTTACGGAAGCACGTAAAGAACTTGATGAAAAACATGCCTACCGAAAATTGGTAGAAACTTTATTACAGAATCTAGAACGGGATGCTGCATTAGTTTCTCGTGAATTAACACGCCGTACATCAGATAGTGGTGTAAAGGCTCGAGCACGGAGGTACACAGTTTAATGAATAGCAATAATATAAAAGCAAAATTTATAGGTACTCCTTTAGGAACAAATACATCAACAAACAGTGCCTATAATCCTATTAAAGTTACAATAAATAAAGAGCCAGAGTTAGTAGTCATTCCACCATTAACTATGGAAGATATAGATGAGGCAGCAATGTCTATTGAAAATATTCTTCAAGATATGGTAGAAAACTATGAAGACTCTTCTAGCAAATCTGATCTAACAGATGCTGCCAAGTCAATAGTAAAGCTACTAATGAAAAACTATGTTCTTGGTAACTATGCTCGTAAAGAATACGAAGATAAAATTGCATCCTTGCAGCAACAACTTGCTACAACTAAAGACCAGCTTATAGAGAACCAATCAGTTCCTCGTAAGAAAGACTATAAGCAATACAATTCTTCTCAATGGGGAAACAAGAAGGATCTGTCATGATTATTGGGTTATCAGGATACGCACAAAGCGGTAAAGACGAGATAGCAAAGATCCTTTTAGAAGAAGGATTTGAACGTGCAGCTTTTGCAGATACTCTTCGTGAAGCATTGATGGCTTTAAATCCTATGGCAGGCTACGGCGTATTCCTTAATGATGTAGTAACAGGTTTTGGCTGGGAAGAGGCTAAGCGCCGGTATCCAGAAGTACGCCGCTTACTACAGCGTATGGGTACAGAAGCTGGACGTGACATTTTTGGTGCACAGATCTGGGTCAATAAGACTTTAGGAAAGTTAGATTCACAAAAGCACTACATCATTACTGACGTACGGTTTCAAAATGAAGCTGATGCTATTCGTGACCTTGGGGGTCAAATGTGGCGCGTAACTCGTCCTGGCACAGGCCCAGTCAATAGACACTCCTCAGAGGTAGCCTTGGATAACTACGTGTTTGATTACGTGGTAGAAAACAAGGGAGACCTACGGGAACTTAAAGCATTAGTGCTTGCTTTAGTAAAGGTATCAGCATGAGCACTAAATCATTCGGAGACAAATCCACTATTAAGGGTGACGTCTATATTGGTATGGACCAGTCCTATGCAGGGTTTGGAATCACAGCGATTGATAAAAAGGGCAACTACTATACTGAGGTCTATAAAGCAGAAGGCACCGGTATCGAGAGGCTATGTAATATACGAAACTATGTTGAAGATTTCTTATCGGAGTATTCAGTTGTAGGTGTAGCCATGGAAGGTTATGCCTTTGGTAAAGCGTTTGGAGCAGCCTTGTCTGGAGAACTTGCGGGAATGATTAAGCTATTACTCTTTGATTTGTACCCAGGCAATGATGGGGCCAGGTTTCCCTTGATAATACAGCCAACCAGCTTGAAGAAATACATTACCGGAAAAGGCAAAGTAGATAAAAATCAAATCTTATTATCTATATATAAAAAGTGGGACGTAGAGTTTAATGACGATAATGCTGCAGATTCTTACGGACTAGCCCGGATCATACGTAATAAGCATGATTTCGAGTACGAAAAAGAAGTTTACGACAAGTTAACAACTAAATAGTGATAGAGTTTTCATAGAGGGCGCT